GGGCGGCTGCTGCCTGCTCTCGGTTCGACAGGTCCGGGTCGAACGACATCTCGGAGATGTCCCAGTAGCTCATGGTGTTCCTTTCGAGGGTTACGGCCAGGGAGTGAGCGGGCCGGGTCCGGTGATCTCCCAGTTCACCGTCAGTGCCCCGCCGTAGTTGGCGATGGCGAACGTCGTCCGGTGGATCGAGTAGACGCTGAACGAAGCCTGGTACGTGAACGGGTTGCCGGTGTTCATGGCAATGATGGCGTTGTAGCTGGCGTCCTTGCCTTGCGGGATGAACTTGCAGACCGGCTGGGCCGTGAACTTCCACGGGTAGACGAACGTGTACTGGCCGGACGACGGGATCGTCCAGGTGCTGGTCCCCCGGATCGTGTAGTAGCCACCGCCCCGGCTCTCGATGCCCTCGGCCAGGTTCTGGATGGCCAGCGCACCGTCCTTCACGAAGTCGGTGCTTGCCGGGTACGGCAGGCCGCCCGCAGTTGTCGGCATGTCAGGTGCTCCTCATCAGACGGTCGTTCCGGCCAGGTCTTGCCACTGGATGGCCGGGTCCATGTCCTGCCACTGGAATGCGTTGCCCGGTGGCAGGGTCAGGTCGGACCACCGCAGGCTACGGCCCTGGCCCTCGGCCGAGCTGGTCAGCAGCTCCAGGCTCCAGATCCCGTTCACGTTGCTGAACCGGCCGCCCTCCAGGTAGAGCGCCACCTGGGCCTCGGCCGTGATCGGAACCCAGCCGGGCAGGTTGTCGAGCAGGATCGGCAGGCCCAGCCGGGTCACTCCGTCCAGCACCTTCATCACCCGCTCGATCTGGTCGGCGTCCAGGTGCTGCACCAGCTCCAGCCGCCAGACGATGCCGGAGACCCGCCAGCCGGGGACGGTGGTCCGGGCCAGGATCGTGGTGGCCAGCAGTCTGGCGTCGGTGGCGTTGGTCAGGTCGGTGGGCACGGTGATCGAGCGTCGGCCGGTGGCCGTCTCCCGGGCCGTGTCGATCAGCGTCTCGGTGGTCAGCACCTTGGCGGTGCCGACGGCGGCCGAGCCGTTGGTCCACCAGTTGACCAGGATCCGGGTCGAGTCGTCCTCGGCCGTCTGCACCCAGTGGACCGGATCCAGCAGGATGTCGCAGGCATCCAGCACCAGCCCGCCGGTCAGCGGTGCATCGAGCACCTCAATCCGGACGATCCCGTCCACTCCCATCACAAGCTCGAACATCGGGGACCGGGCGGCCTGGTCCTCGTACTTCAGGAACGGCCCGGCCCCGACGCTGGCGGCCGTCCAGAGCACCCCGCCGACGGACCTGGCGAGCTGGGAGAGCAGGGCCCCGGCGGGCTGGGCGTCCACGTCCCGCCAGGCAATGTCCTTGGATCCGATCGAGCTGGGCACCGTCTCCAGCACCAGCCCCGGCTGGGCGGCCGTGGACAGGATCCGGGCAGCCCGGGAGGCCATCGTCTCGTGGACCCAGGGCACGTCCCCGATGTACCGATTGTTCAGCTCGGCCAGGTCGTCCTGGGCCAGCACCTTCACCACGGCGGCGTCCACGCTGGCGTCCCAGTAGGCGTCCAGGTCGGTGATGCGGCCGCTGAACACCCGGCCGACCCGCTCCACCCCGGTGTCCGGTGCGAACAGCTCCAGGTCGTCCAGGTACGCCACCCCGAGATCCGCCCAGCGGACGGTGGGGTCCGGCATGGTGCCCCAGGTGACCGTGGGCAGCACGGTGGCCCAGACCGGGCCGTTCTGCTGGATGCCGACCCGCAGGCCCAGCCAGAGGCCGGGCGGGGGCTCGACGGTGCCCTCCAGGTGGAACCAACTGCTGAAGGGAGGGCTGGCCACCACGGCCGATCCCACCGGCACGGCCGTCGTCGCACGCGGGCTGCTGAAGGAGACCGGCTGCACCGACAGGACCGGCAGCCCGATGTTGGAGAGTGCGGACTGGGGGACGCGGATCCAGACCCCGAACTTCCAGGTCTGCCCGGCCAGCGTCCGGGGCACCGCGTCCCACGCTGTCGGCACGCTGCTGAACTCGGCCGGGCCCATCGTCAGGTAGGCCGTCTGGTCCGGGTTTCTGGTGGTGAGCTGGAGAGCCTGTCCACCACTGTGGACGGTGGTGTTGACAACCTTGGACGTGGCCCCGGTGACCACTCCCCGGCTGGCCGGTAGCGCCAGGTTCAGGGAGTCGGTCTCGAAGCCGGGATCGAACATCACCGGCACCGTCGGATCCGGGTACAGGGTCGCGCTGGCGTCGATGTCGAGCCGGGCTCCCTGGTGGAGCACGTCGAGATAGGTCTGGCCACCCTTGCGGTCGAGGATCGAGAGGGTGCAGGTGGCCGGGGGCACCTGGTCCAGTGCGTTGGAACGGCCCCAGTCGATGCTCAGGTTGGTCAGCACCGTGGGAGCGTCCGGATCCTCGCCGGTCAGCCCGGACTGGAGCAGCGCGTGGTCCACGTACACCTTGCACGTCGGTGGCAGAGACAGCGCCGGGGTGGTCATGCTCGCACCGTGATGGCCGAGCTACGCCGGACCCGGCTCTGCATGATGCCGTCGATCTGCCGGGCCACCGCGTCCGGGTCGAGGGCTCCGTTCACGGTGATGTTGTAGGTGACAGCCGTGCCCAGCAGCCCCCGGCTGCTGGGGGAGCTGGTCCCGGCTGTCTGCTGCTGCTGGCTGGGGAAGGTCAGCAGGGCCTGCTCCTCGGGCAGCAGGCCCCGGTTCGCACCGCCACCGGTACCACCGACCGGGGCACCACCGCCGGTGATGGCCCGGAAGCCGGGCAGAGCTGCGAACGTGGCCCAGAACTGGTCCACGTTGGCCTTCACGTAGACGGTGGCCGAGTAGTAGCCCTGGGTCAGGGTGGCAATCTCGAACTCCGCAGCACTGGCGTCACCCAGGATGTCGGCGGTGATCTGGAGGTTCTCGTAGGCCGACTTGAACAGCTCGACGGTAGTCCCGGCCGGGCCGGTGTTGGCCTTCACCTGCACCGTCAGGATGGTGTTCTCGTAGTCCCGCTTGAATGCCTCGAAGATCAGCCGGGCCGGGGCACTGGTGGCCAGGATCTTGACCTCGGTGGTGTCCCGCTTCTCGTCGGTGAAGGCGGCCGCCGTGTCCTCGGCGGGCTTGGGGTCGGCCTCCAGCGGGACGGTGATGACCTTGCCGGTCTCGTCCACGTAGGTCAGGACGTCGTCAATGGTGCCCTTGGCACCGTCGGCCCCGGCGATGATCTCCATGGTGGCCGGGTCGATGACCTTGCCCTCCAGGCTCTCCAGCACGACCCGGGCCCGCTCGTCCTCGGCAATGAGCTGGAACGGCTTGTCACTGATCTGGGTCTCGTCCAGGATGCCCAGCTTGGCGGCCAGGGCCTCGGCCTGCTCGATCGGCAGCCCGAGCCCGGTGGCCAGCTTGATGAAGTCGTCGTAGGCCAGTCCGGCGGCCGTCCGGGCAGCCGCCACGGCCTCCCCGACGTTGCTCATCCCACCGGCCGCCGTGAAGGCACCGGACACCACGTCCGGGAAGGTCTCGGCCAGCGCGATGAACTGGTCCGTCACGTCCTGGCCACCGGGCAGGAACTGGAGGGCGGCCACGTCCCAGTTGGCCAGCGCGTCGATCCCGGCCTGGCCGCTCTTGGCGAACTCCTCGGCAGCCTCCCCGGCGTCGATCAGGGTCCGGCTCCACGCGATGATCGAGGACTCGTCGGCCGTCCGGCCCTGCACCGTGGAGATCCAGCCAGCGAGGATCTCGGTGGCCCGTGCGGCGTCGTCGGCGGCGTTCTCGATGGACCACAGCAGGTTGTTGGCGGTGGTCGAGTCGGCGGCCTTCCGGGCCCGCTCGATGGCGTCGGCCAGATCGTCGGCGGCCTTGGCGGCCTTCCGGAAGTCGTCCTCCTCCTGGATCCGGCCGCCGGAGTGCTCACCCTGGGGGACGTTGGCCAGCCCCAGCAGCGTGAGCCGGTAGTTCTCGGCCTCGATGTCGGCCTTGATGATGGCGTCCGTGGCCTGCCCGGTCAGGTTCATGAACGGACCCACGGCGGCCAGATACTCGTTGATGGCGTCCAGCTCGGACTGGTCCACCAGGCCCGGCTCCTGGCCTCCGGCAGCCGCCACCAACTGCTGCCCCCGGAGCACCTCCACCAGGCTGTCCCGGTAGGCCGTGAGCTGTGCGATCACCTGCTCGGCCGCGTCACCCTGGCCGAGCATGGCCTGGGTCATCAGGGTGGCACTGATGCCGAACTGCTCCCCGGTGGCAATGATGTCCTGCTGGCCGTCACCCCAGGTGGCCTCGGCGGCCGCCAGCTTGATGATGTCCTGGGTGGCCTTGGCCAGCGCGTCACCCTCCAGCTCGCGCATCACCTTGGCCAGTTCCTTGGCCGTGCTGGTGCCCTGCTCCTTCAGCCGCTCCAGCTCGGCCTCGGCCTCGGAGACCTGGTTGGCCAGCACAGCGAACACGGCCCCGGCTGCCCCGACGGCCAGCCCGAGCCCGCCGAACATCTTGGTTGCCCCGCCCAGCTTGGAGAGCAGGCCCACCAGCTTGCCGACCCCGGCCGTGGCACTGGTGACCCCGAGGGCGGCCAGTGCCTTGGAGGCCAGCCCGGCGATCAGCGAGACGGTGCCCAGTGACTTGGCCAGCGCCAGGAACCCGGCGGCCGCCACCAGGATCGGGGTCGGGATCCCGGCGATCAGCGCCACCAGCCCGGTGGCCAGGCTCATGAAGGCCTGGATGGCCGGGAGCAGGTCGATGAAGGCATCCATCAGCCGCACGACGGCCGGGAGCAGGTCCGCTCCCAGGGCGGCCTTGAGCTGGAACACCTTCTCCCGTAGCTCGTCCTGCTTGCTGGCGAATGTCTCGGCCTCCTTGGCCGCACCGCCCAGGGCCGGGGCTGCTTCCCTGTAGATCAGGTTCAGGGTGGCCTGGGTCCGGATGGCGGCCTCGGTCTCGGTGGTCAGCCCGCCCATGGAGCTGGCGATCCGGTTCACCTCGGCCGATACGTCGGCGGCCTTGATGGTGACCCCGAACGACTCCAGCCGCTCGAACTCACCCTTGCTGATCGCGGCGTTCAGCGCGTCCACGGCACCGGCCGCACCGCCCGGCCCACCGAACACGGCGGCCAGGTCGGCCCCGACATCGCCCAGCTTCTGCACCTCGGTGGCGGCCTTGGACGCACTGAACCCGGCCTGCTGGAGTGCGTTGCCGGTGGCCGCTGCGAACTGCATGGCCTCGTCGGCCGGTACCCGGAAGTTGTCGGCCGTGTTGTTGGCCCAGTCGGTGATGGCGGCCTGGGACTTCCCGAAGATGGCGGCCACCCCGCCCATGGCCTGCTCGACGGAGCTGGCGGCCTGGACTGTCTCCTTGGCGAACGCTGCGACGGCCACCCCGGTGAACACACCGGTCAGGGCACTCTTGATCTTGTCGCCCATCCCAGCGAACTGCTGGGTCACCTTGTTGATCTCGGAGACAGACTTGGATGCATCCGTCAGGATGTCCACGACGAGCTTGGCTCTACTCCCCGCCATCGTCGCTCCCCTTCTGCTCCTGGACCAGGATGTCCACCGCCGTGGCGATCACCTCGTCCGACTCCTCCAGCCAGGTCGAGACCGGGATGGACGTGCGCATTGCCAGTAGGACGACCAGCCGCCCTACTGAGTCGTAGGGAGTGGCTCCACGTCCTGGTCGGCCTCGAAGTTCACCTCGATGTCCTCGACCTTCCGGACGAACTCATCGAATGTGCCGGTGAACGCACCGTCCCGTCGCATGGCCCGGTGCGCCACGAAGGCCTCCCAGGTCGAGGGGTTGGTGGCCACCGTCCCCCAGCCCCGCTTCTTGGCCTCGGTCTCGTAGGCCACGTAGTCCGAAGTCCGGGTCTGGACCTTGTGCTCGGACTGGTCGTCCAGCGTGACCTTGATGTCCAGCCGCTTCACAGCTCTCCCTCGGTTCAGGCACCGCGAACGGTGCCGACGATGCGTTCCAGGTCGTGCAGGTAGGCCTTCAGCCAGACCGGCTCGGTCTCCCGGGCGGCCGGGTGCAGGAATGCCTTGGCCGACATCACCCGGGTGCCGAACTCGACGTAGCGGGCGTAGCGGGCCACGGCCTCGACCCGGGCCCGGCGGGTCGTCGGCACCGGGTGGATGCTCCCGGCGAGCTGCCCGGTGTCCCGGGGAGCCCGGCTCCGTCCGGCCTTGGCCACCACGGTGGCGGCCTTGGTGTTGGCCTGCTTCATGTCCTGGAGCAGCACCGCCATCCGGCTCATGGTGGCCACCAGCGGGACCAGGCCCTTGACGGTGACCCGGATCCCGTCGGCCATGGCCTACGGCAGTCCGTAGGTGACGACCGGCTTGCCGACACAGGCGAACGTGAAGGGGCTCGTCAGGTTGGCTCCGTACTCGTCCGCACCGAACTCAAGCGGATCTACCACCAGATCCCCGGCCGCACTGTGCCCGGCCTCGGTGTTGGGGGTGAACGTGAAGTGGTAGGTCTCGCCCGGGTTGTTCCAGCAGAGATCGAACAGCCCGGCTGCCCCGGCCTCCACGTCCACGTCGATCTGGCCTGTCAGGGTGAAGTCGTAGGTCGTGGTGCCGGGCAGGCTCGACCCGCAGAGATACCGGTTCGGCGTCCCGGTGTTCTTGGTGTTGGTGATCTTGGCGTTCAGGATGTAGCAGCTCACGTCGATCTCGGTGCCACTGACACCGATCTCCAGCAGGCCGGGGCCGAGCTTCACGACGGTGGGTGCGACTGGTGCGGTCATGGTGTGCCCTTCAGAGAAACGGTGATGGGAAGCTCGGCCGCCAGCAGCGAGCCGGTGGAATCGGTGGTGGTCACCTCGACGGGTCGCAGCTCGGTGATCGCGCCATCAAGAGCGGACTGCACCAGCGTCACCAGCTCGGACAGCTCCTCGACGGCTGCTCTCCGGTTGGTGTTGTTGACGACTGCGACAACGGTGAATCTGGCGTCCAGGGTGGACCTGGAGTACCGGAACGTCAACTCCGGCACCGGCACCAGGACACCGGGGACGATCATGTTCTGAAGGTCGATGTTCCAGCGGATCCCGGCGGCCTCCAGCTTGTCGAGGACGTAGCCGTAGGCGTCCAGGAGCCCGAGTGGCTGGCTCACCCGATCCCCCAGCCCCGGCGGATCGGGGCGAGCTGGGGCAGGTGCCCGGCCAGCCAGTCGGCCGAGATCCGGGTGGCCAGGCCGTTCTCGGAGTAGGTGCCGACGATGCCGAAGTTGGCATCCTTGCGCCGGTACACCTCGACCAGGGTCAGTGCGCAGGCCTCGGTGACGACATCGGAGACCGGGAGGTTCTCCGTTGCCTGGATGTCGTACTCCAGGTATCTGGATACGGCCTCCATCACCGCATAGACCTGGCGCTGGAGGATGGCCACGTCGGGATCGTTGTCCCGCATGTTCAGCAGCTTCTTGGCGATCCCCACCAGGAACAGCGGGTCACCGTTCCAGGGTGGGGTCGGCCGGGTCATGTCAGTCCTGCTCTGCTGGGCCGTTTACCGTCAGGTCCGGGTTTACGGCTTCTTCATCCAGGAGCTGCTGGAGCCAGGACAGCAGGGTGGCCCGGCTCTTGCCCTCCTGCTCGAACTGGAACACCTCGGAGAGCAGGTCCGGGTGAGCCACCACGAAAGCCTTCACGTCCTCGACGGTCCAGGCCGCCACGTCGTCGGCCACCAGGGCGGCCACCACGAACGGGACCGAGTTGGACTCCTCCCCATTGGGGTTGCGCACCGTGAACTGCACGGTGGCCGCCACCGTCGGGTCGTAGCTGGTGGTCAGCACGGTCGGTGACACGTAGGTGGTGGGCCGGGCCTGCTGCGCGATCTCGATGACCGACCCGGCCTCGAACAGCGTGCCGTTGACGGTGACCAGGATGGCCCCGGCGGCCGCACTCCCGGTGTTGGGCACCAGGCTGGTGATCGAAGGGTCCGGCAGAGGCCCGCCACCCCAGAGGGATGGCGGGTAGCTCTGGTCGTAGTAGCGCTCCAGGCTGGTCATCAGTCCCCGATCTTGACGACCCCGCCACGGACCGGCCCGGTCTCGTTGGTGATCGGCTGGTAGGCACCGAGGCCCACCGCGACGGCCACCTGGCGACCCAGCACCGAGGGCTCGACGGCCTCCAGTACCGGCAGGTTCGAGCGATACAGCTCGATGGAGTCACCGTTGCCCATGAACATGTCCTGGTCGGTGACCCCGGGCGAGACGGCGGTGGGCAGCCCGGCCGTGGTACCGGCCAGGTTGTCGAGCTGGCGGGATCCCAGCGCGTTGGCCGGGTTGAGGCTGGGGAACAGCGGGCGTCCGGCAGCGTCCACCAGGCTGAACAGCCGGGACCAGCCAGCGGGCCCGACGACCAGCCAGGTCGGCATGGCCCCGGTGGCGGTGAACACGGCAGCAGCCGCGTCACCCAGTGCCTTGAGCACCTCGGCAGAGGTGGCGGCGTCGGCCAGCGGGATGAGCACGGTGGACTTGGCCAGCTCGGCCGTGGCGGCCAGCTCGGCAGCACGCTGGGCCCGCCGGGTGAGCTGTCGGATGATGATGTCCAGCCCGCCGGGCAGCCAGGAGATCACCTGCTGGCTGACGTTCAGGTACCCGCCGACGAGCTTCATGGAGACGCTCTCGGAGTTGACGTCGAACTTGTAGCTGGGCAGCTCGCCCTTCTCCAGTCCACCGGCCTGGGGACCGGCACCGTCGTTGATGTGCGGGTCGATGATCCGGGGCCGGACGAAGCTGAAGGGGTTGGGAGCGTCCTGGACCCCGAGCACGGACAGCACCGGGGTGCCGTAGTAGCCGATGTCGATGATCGGCCCGGCCACCGGGCTCACGATCAGCCCGCCGAACCCACCGGCGGTGGGAGTCGTGGCAGCCGCCGTGGTGCCCATGTGCTGGGCGGCCCGCAGGTGGATGTAGGACTCGGACGACTTGCCGGAGGCCGAGCTGGCCCGGCTGGCGATGGCCTCGAAGTCCGCGATCCGGGCCCGGGCGTCCCGGTCGGTGTCCTTGTGCAGGTAGTCCCAGAGAGCGTCCCCGACGGTGCGCCAGGCATGGCCCTCCTGAGTGGCCACCGGCTGGCCGGTCCACTTCTTGATGTTGGAGGCCGTCTCCTCGTCCAGCGAATAGTCCACCGTCATCAGCTTGAGCTGCTTGTCGAGATCCAGCACCCGGCCCCGGAGGGAGACCACGGTGGCCTCCTCGGTGTCGTTCAAGTCCCGGCCCTTGTCCTCCAGAGCCGTCTGCTGGATCCCCTCGATCCGGGCCACCAGCTCGGCCCGCTCGTGGATCTTGTTGCGTGCCAGTTCGTGCAGAGCCATGTTCGTTCCTTCTGTCGGAGTGTTCTCACGTCCGGAAGGTGTCCACGGAGGTGTCGGCCGGGGGCCGAGGTGTCCGCTGGAGGTGTTCCTACTTCAGCGCATCGTAACGGGACTGGTCGTCCTTGGCCGTGGCCAGCCAGGCCTGGAACTCCACCAGGTCGAGCCGGTGGCGCTCGTGCTCCAGCTCGGCCGCCGTGGGAGCGTCGTCGGCGGCCTCCCGGACGGCCAGCACCCGGGCGTCCGGGTAGGCAGGCTCGGGCACGGCCGCCACGTGGACCAGGATGGCCGACCGCCGGACCACCAGGTCACCGTCCCGCTCAGACCCCGGCTTGGGGATGATCGAGCGGAACGCGGCCGACAGGGAAGCGTGGGACGACAGCAGCACGTCCCGGGCATGGTCGGCCCGGCTCGGGTCCAGCCGGAAGTCGATCTCCAGCCCGGCGTCGGTCTCCCGGACGGCCTCGGCGTAGCCCAGCCGCTGATCGAAGGTGTCACCGTGCTCGTACATCAGCGGGACGCGCCAGGGGGCCCTGGTGGCCCGCTCGAACGTGCCCCTGGTGATGATCTCCCGGTAGTTGACCAGCCGTCCGTTGACCAGCTCGGTGATCGGGGTCTCCCGGCCGTACGGGATGGCCAGGCCGGTCATCCCGTTGGGCTTGTCGGTCTCCCGCAGGGAGACCTCGAAGGACCGGACGTGAAGCTCAGAGTCCACTGGCATCGGTCACCACTCCCTGCTCTACTCGGGGCAGGGCTGCATCCCCGCCCAGCGGTGGGAGACGCTCGGCCGCCCGGATCTCGTCCACCGACATGGCCCCGACGGCCGCCATCACCTGGTAATACTGGGCCCGCTCGAAGGGGCCGGGCTGGACGAAGCTGCTGGCGTCCAGCAGCAGCTCGGTGAGCCAGGGCAGGGCCCAGGCACTGATGGCCCGCAGGATGAACGTGCCGTGTGGGTGCAGGGTCTGCCGGACCCAGTAGTCGAACAGGTTCGTCACGTTCTGGTATGGCGTGCTGGAGCCCTCGGCACTGGGCAGCCCCAGGATGTACGGCGGGACTCCCAGGAGGACCGCGATCCGGCTCTCGGCAGCCGTCTGGAGGTCGGACAGGGCCATGTCCTTGGGAGTGGTCTGGAGGGGCACCAGCTCGGTCTCCCCATCCAGGATGGCCGGGGCTCCCGACCGGCTCCTGGCGGCCATCAGCCACTGGGTCCGCAGATCGGTGATCTGGGTGGAGGTCAGCCGGTATTTAGTCTTGATGACGGCCCAGGGAATGCCGCCGTTGGCCGCCAGGTCACTGGCGTAGCGCATCAGCACCTGGCTGGCCAGCACCCGGTCCCCGGCCACCTCCAGGGGTCCGTGCCCCCGGGCGTCCCCGGGCCAGCTCGTGTACCGGATGTGCAGGATCTCCGAGGTGGCGTCCTGGCCGTTGATCGTGTACCGGCGGATCCCGTCCTGGATCTCGGCGTTGACCAGCCAGGGGTCCAGCAGCATGAAGGTCCGGGGCTTGCCGGAGTCCTGGAACCGGCTGGTAACGATCAAGAAGGCCTCCCCGCAGGCCTGGTAGCTCCACCAGACCTGCCGGGCGAACTCGATCCAGGAGCTGTACTGCTCGGGCTGGGGGTTGGCCAGCCAGGTCGGGGCCGGTTGCCGGGCCAGGCCCTTGGAGACGACCACCGGCAGGTCGGCCCAGGCCGTGGCGTTCCGGTCGATCGCGGCGAACACGATGTCGGAGCCGCCCCCGGCGTACCGGGGTGAGTGGTTCGTCCAGGAGCTGGGCACGTCCCAGCCGATCGGCCAGCCAGCCCAGGCCTGGGCCTGGATCGGAGCGTCGTGGGCCGGGTACAGGACATGGCTGGCCCCGAACCCGGCGGCCGCTCCAGCCTGGGCTGAAGGGTCGCCGGACTCGGGGACGTTGGGGCCTACGGAGCCCACCGGGTCGTTGGTGTTGGGCACCACGTCCCTGGGCGGGAGTGACTCGGGCGGGCCGAGTGAACGTTCCGTCACGACCGGATTCTAAGCCCGGGTCACCACCGTCAGGGAGTGCTTGACAGCGCACCGGGAGCAGATGGGCACCGGGCCGATCACCGGGTGGGTCACCGTGCCCACGGCCTGGTTGGTGCATCCGGCGTACCACTCGCAGAGGTTGGCCGCCCGGATCTCGGCCTTCACCTCGTCCCAGCCGATGAGCCCGGCGTCGTACCGGATCCCGAGCTGGCGCTTGGTGTAGCTCATCGTCCGGCCTCCCCGGGGCCGTCCTGGAAGGTCTGCCGGTAGTGCTTCCGCCAGACGCTGAAGGCCGCCATCTGTTCCCGGTACACGCCACCGTCCTGCCAGCCGCAGAAGCAGCCAGCCAGGAACCGGTGCTGGCCGTCGGATCGGACCTGGATCTTGTGGCTCATCGTCCGGCCACCTTGGCCGGGTCCAGCTCGGACGGCCAGCGGACCAGGAACTTGAGCTGGCCATCCACCTTCACCCGGTACACGGCCAGCGTGCCGGACAGGTTCCGCAGCACGACGTAGCTCTTGCCGTCCACCTCCTCGACGGCACTGTCCGTGGAGGAGGGCACAGTGGCCCGGGAGCCGTTCCGGCGGAAGTAGGCCGCGTAGGCCCGGCGGATCAAGTCGGTGCTGCTCATCGGGGACTCCTTGTCGTGGTGGGGATGATGCGGGTCTGAAGCACGTCGGTGCCGAGCTGCTGAAGGGCCCGGTCCCGGCCCCAGTCGGCCGACTGGGGGCTGGTGGCCCAGCGCCAGATCACCCAGTTCGGCTGGTGGTTGGGCCGGGGATCCTTCACCAGCACGGCCACGACGTGGGTGAAGGACAGCCCCAGCCGGTCCCGGGTCAGGGCCTTGCCGTCCGGCAGGGTGGCCCAGTACCGGCTCACTGGGTCACCTCGGAGATCCGCTGAAGCGTGGTCCGAGCAGCGCTCACTTCACCGCTGTCGGCCTCCCCACCATCGTTGACGGCCAGCAGGGTCAGCGCGTACTCCCGGAGCACCTCCAGCGCATCGGCCGACACCGTGATGGTGGTGGCGTATCCGTGGCGGCCGTATCGGCGGGTCCGTCCGGCCTCCAGGGCCTGGTTCAGTTCGGACCCGCCGACGTAACCGGTGAAGCTGTCCGGCTTGCCGTGCCCGGCGTCGCCACCGCCGAAGAACTCGACCATGCGACCAGGCACGGCCAGCGTGTAGGCGGTCACTGGGTGGCCGCCAGAACGAGATCGGCTGCTGCCAGCTCGATCTGGACGTAGGCGTCGAACAGCGCGTGACCGTCCTTGTGATCGGCGGCCGCCGGGATCTTCTCCAGCTCACGGATGGCCAGGTGGAGCCGGTCTCTGGCGTCCATGAGCTGACGGCGGGAGACGGTGACGGTGGTGTCCAGGTGGGCCTGGTAGCCGTCGGCGTTCATCGTGGCGTTGTGCCTCTCGGCCTGCTCCAGGGCCCTGTCGTGGTCGTAGATGCCCGGGCCCTGCTGGCCGCACTCGGGGCAGCTCCAGCGGTGCTCCATGGTGTCCTCGGCGTCGAGGTGGCTCTGGACGGTGGCGTTGTGCTTCATGTCGTGCTCCTTCTGGGGTGACGGGCCCCGGCTCCCGAGTGGGAGCCGGGGGACTGCTGGCCTACTTGCCGTTGTCGGCGACGGTGCGCTCGGCGTCCCGCTGGATCTCGGACCGGTAGCGACCGGTCTTGCCGGGGACCAGCACGGCCTGGCCCCGGACGGTGCCGACGTAGATGCCCTTCTTGGCGTCGTTGGCGACCCGGGTGGCGTCCTTGCGGGCCCAGCTCTGGTTGAACCAACGGTCCCCGGCCGGGCTCAGCACCAGCCAGGACATCCCGTAGCGGGTCTCCACCTGGCGGGCTTCCAGCAGGTTGCCGTCCAGGTCGAACAGGGCCGTTTCGGTGGTGTCCCCGGCCAGCTCCTCGACCAGCTCGGCGGCCAGGTCGTAGGCATCGGCCATGATGCCGCTGGCCCACTGGGACAGGAAGCCGTCGGTGTCCGACCGCTCCCACGAGTCGGCCGCCCGCTGGCGGTCCTCACGGGCCATTTCTCTCCACTCGGCGGCCGAGTGGTCCTGGGGGAAGATTGCGCTGCTGCTCATCTGGGGCTCCTTGGGTTGGTGAAGCGGGGGAAGGCCATCATGCGCTTGTGGAGCTGAGCTTGTCAAACTCAGCTCCACCAGCAGCGTCACTTCAGTCGGAGCCAGGTGCCCGGCTGGGGGACGGTGGCGAACGCATCACCGAACGAGCGGGCCAGTCGGCACTTTCGGCAGGTCACCTGGTCCCCCGGCTCCGTGGTGCTGGTGACCTGGCCGACCACCTGGTGGCAGGCCGTCCTGGTGGCGTCCACCGGGGCCCAGTGGGTCGGTCCGGCCGGTGCCGGTTGGCCGAGCCTGGCGGCCGCCAGCCGGTAGTCCCTGGACCTACGGCAGAGCCCGCAGGTCACCTGGTCGTCGGCCTCCCGGTGGATCGTGTCCAGGTCCACCAACCGGCCACAGGCCGTCCGGCGTCCGCTGGTGGGTCGGCCGTAGTGAGTGGTGCTCATGTCGTGCTCCTTCTGGTGGTCGGTCCCGGCCGCCGGGTGGCGGCCGGGCTGGTGTCTCAGTAGTGCTGGGGGCCCGAGCAGAGCTGGGCCGACATGCCGTGCTGGCACGGCGGGAGGTTGGCGATCCGCTCCAGTTCGTCCAAGTCCTCCTGGATGAAGCCGGGGCAGGAGTAGGTGTTGCCGTTCAGGGCCCGGTAGGTGTGGCCCTCGTGGAGCACGTACTCGTCGCAGAAGGCCATCCGGCGCTCCTCGGGGAAGTAGTCCTCGTAGTCCATCTCGTCCTCGGTGGTGGTCAGGTAGTCGGTCATCGGATCCTCCTTGGGTTGGTGAAGCGGGGGAAGGCCATCATGCGCTTGTGGAGGTCAGCTCCACAAGCTCATCTCGTCCCCTGGGCATAGTTCACCCGATCGGGTGACACAGCTGAAGTCAGTGGATCCGGGGGACCGTGATGCTCTGCCGGTCGATCCCGGCCACCGCCCAGGAGGCCGCCCGGACCAGGGACCAGTCGGTGGAGCTGACAACCTTCAGCCCACCGCCCCCGGCTGATGGCTCGACCACCCGGCAGACCTCGACCTGCTCGGCCAGCAGCGGACTGCCGGTGTGCCGGAGCTGACGGCGGGACACGACCTGGCGGAGCGTGGACAGCGTGCCCTTGGACTCGGTGAAGCCGCTCACCGTGTACGGGATGCCCAGCTCGTCCAGGGCGGGCTCGTGCTGGAGGGTCGGGCCGACGACGAGCTGGCAGTTCGGCCGGACGGCACTGTGGGCCTGGACCCAGTTGAACGCGGTGTGCCGGTCGGCCGTCTCGTAGGCCTCCACCACGATGTTGCCGTGCTCGTCCCGCCCGGCCGCACTGGTGGCCACCGCCCGGCCGCCGATGTCGTCCAGCGCGAACACAACCGGGCCGACGAGCTCGGCGTCCCCGACCAGCTCGGGCCAGAGCCCCTCGGGCAGCAGGGGCAGGCCGGGGACCGGGGTCTTGAGCGCCACCCGGGTCGGCCAGGTGTTCAGGTACTGGGAGCGGAAGTGGGCCAGCGGGTCGATCGAGTTGCGGTCGTTCAGGGCCCGGTACAGCTCCCGGTCCACGAACGTCCGGCGCTTCTTGGACCACCGTGGGTTGGCCTGCCTCCAGCCCTCCTCGTCGGCCAGTTCACGCCAGGGCTCGGCACTCCACTCGATCAGCAGGTAGCGCTGGAGGTCGTTAAGCGCAGCTTGACGCCGATCCACGAACAGGGCACCGGCCAGGTGGTGGGCGGTGGAGACGATCCCGAGCTGCCCCCAGCGCCTCTCCAGCATGGTCGGGATGAGGCCGTCCTCGATGTGCTCGGGTGGCACGTCCCAGGCCTCGTCCACGAAGGCCAGCCCGGTGGACATGCCGTACGCGCCGGGCGGGGTGGCCAGGGCCCAGTCGTTGGCACCGTGGATGACCCGCTGGAGTCCGTTGCCGTGCCGGGCGTCCCAGCCGTCCTGTCGTTCCGCCCAGGCCCGGATCCGGCGCTGCACCCAGTCGGCCGTCCGGAGCCGGTTGGACACCAGCAGCACGTTCTGGGGCTCCCCCAGCTTCTCCTCCAGGGTGAGCCGCCAGGTGGCGTACTCGGAGAGCCACCAGGACTTCCCGCCCTGCCTGGCCAGCGTCAGCAGCCACTCCGGCCAACACAGCTCCCCATCCCGGTCGTGCTCCAGCACCCGGGCCGAGACCAGCCGTTGCCACCAGTCCAGCGGGGATCCGGTCCGCTTCAGGGCGAACTGGCACAGCTCCATCCCGTACGAGCCGACGGCATCCGGATGGACCGGCGACATGATCCTCGGCCACCTGGAGTGCTCGGGCACGTCCAGTAACGGTGCGACCCAAGGGATGTCGGACCAGGAGAGAGCGACAGGTTCGGGCGCGGCTCTTTTCTC